TAATGATGAATTACTCAATAACGTTGATCATAGTAAGGAATATTTTGATGATGTGATTGGGGATATAACAGAATACAGGCGTTATTGCGAAAAAAACCCGGATTTCTTGAATGGAAAGGCAACGCTTGCCATTGAGAACATTGAACGGGTATACCGCAAGTGCATGGAAGAACATAAATTCTTATAAGCGTTTTGGTAGGACGCTATGACGGTGCCGGTGCTAATCCTCCCACCGGTACAAAGAAAGGGCGGCTTTTATGCCGTCCTTTTTTTTATGGATAAATAAACGATACATGCGCCGGATTCGGTTAGGGTTCGTTTAATTGTTTGCAGGCAGGGGTGCATGTGCGTAAAACGAATTACGGAATCGAAGGAAGCCGTTTTATTACCACCATAATTTATATCAATTACAACGCGTTGCGCATCCGGTTCGTTTTGATCATCAAACAGGTAAATCTTGTTTATGCACTTATCAATTAGATACGCTTGCATCCCTGTGCTTGTTTTATTTGCGCTCCTTACAGCCCGCAGGAAGGCCGTTATTTGTTCTGCGGTAAATTGTGTTTCCGCTACTGATTCGCGTGCTATATCGGTTTCTAATTGCGTTTTACGCGCTTCTAATTCAGTAAGCCGGGCCTGTGTTGTTTCGGACCATATGCCGGCCTCAATTGCCGCCATGATATTGTTTAGTTTCTTATCAGTTGCCGCTTGTTCTTGGCGCAAAATTTTGAGCGTGGTGTTTTCGTGTTCTTGGGCTTGATACTCAACCACACGGGCGGCAAGTGTATCAATGAATTCATCGGTAAGAATTTCATTGTTTACGATTTTGATTATTTCCGTTTCAATCCAATGCTTGGGCACGCGCTTCTTTTTGCATCCATTACGGAATGCGGTTTTCTGCCCGTTGCATGTGTAATATTTGTATGTTTCGCCGCTCTTGGATCGCACGCTTTCACCGGTCATATGTTCACCACAGTGCCCGCAGAATAATTTGCCGGCAAGTAAATACAATTCACCGCCTTCCGGTGCTTTCCGCTTCCGGGTAAAGGATCGCTTTTTTATTTCAGCCTGTACAGAATCAAATAATTCACGTGAAACAATAGCCGGGATGGCATTGGGTGCATAAATATCTTTATACCGGTAAACCCCAATATATTTTTCATTGCGCAGAATGTTGCGCAGGCTATTCTTGTTGAAAGGCTTCCCTTGGGCGGTGTGTAAGCCGTCCTTATTCAAATCCTCAACAATTTGCATGTAAGGCTTGCCGCTTGCGTACTCATTGAAGATACGCGCCACAATTGGGGCGGTGTATTCATCAATTTCATACCGGCCATTTTCGCCACGTTTATAACCGTAAGTTGGTTGTGATAATACTTTGAATTCAAGTGCGGAATCATACAGCCCACGCTTTACGTTTTCGGCAAGATTGGCGCTGTAATATTCTGCCAATGATTCCATAAGCCCTTCTAAAATTATGCCTTCCGGCGAATCACTAATATTTTCCATTGCGGAATAGATGCGCACGCCGTTTTTTGTGAGCTTGTGGCGGTACATGGCGGCATCATAGCGATTGCGGGCAAACCTGTCCAACTTCCAAACAATCACAGCTTGAAAGGCACCGTTTTCGGAATCTTTTATCATTTGTTGAAAGGCGGGGCGTTTATCCGTTTTCCCGGTTAACGCGCTATCGGTGTATTCCTTTATGATCGTGAACCCATTGGCATCCGCATACCGCCGGCATTCACGCAATTGGCCGGCAATGCTTTCTTCCCGTTGGTTTGAGGATGAATAGCGGGCGTAAATTACGGCGTTCATGATTGCACCCCGTCCATACGGTCAAAAATGTATTGAACCTTTACGCCAATGGCGGCGCAATATCTTGATAGGGTGTTGGCGTATATTTTCCTTTGCCCGGTTTCCCAATAATGAACCGCCGGAACGGAAACGCCCAAAGATTCGGCAACGTTGTCAATGCTGATTTTTCTTTCTTTTCTAACAATGCGCATTGTTGCGCCTAATTGTTCATCAAATTGTTTTGTCATGGTTGGGGGTTCCTTTCAATTTCAGTTTAACCGAATGTTAAGAAATTGCAATTTTAGGTATTGACACTTAACGGCACGTTAAGTACAATGAGCATATATTCGCTTAACACAGCGTTAAACGATGGCCGCAATAAGCCGGCCGGAAGGGATGAACATGGAAAAAACATTGGTTAAGGAATTCAAGAACGGCAATAAGCTTTGGAAATATACCGGCACCTGTGGCAATTGCAACGGCACAGGCGTATTGCCGTATTATTCACACGTTGAAAACGGCAGATGCTTTGCGTGCCAAGGCACCGGAATTGTTACATGGACGGAAAAAGAATTGACACCGGAAAACGAAGCCAAGCAGGCGGCAAAAGCGGCAAGGAAATGGGAGTATTACCGGCAAAAGGAAATTGACCGCCTTCACGGTATCGCGCTAATTGAAAATAAGCGCTTTGATAAAGCGCAACAGCGCAAAGCAGAAGCCGCCGCATCCGAATGGCAGGGCACAATTGGCAAGAAAATCACAATAACCGCAACGCTTTCAATTTCACTTTATTGGGAAACGCCTTACGGCATCCAATACATGCACATTATGAAAGATGCCGCCGGCAACATATTCAAATGGGTAACAAACAAGGCGCTTGGTTATTATGAGCCGGCAACAGATTGCAATGATTATGCAATGGAAGATGAAAACGGCAACCGGTTCCAATGGCACGGCATTGAAGAAAAGAACGCGGAAACGTTCACTATAACAGGAACCGTAAAAGAACACGGCGAATATAAAGGCGCAAAACAGACTGCGCTCACACGTTGCAAAATCGCCACTTCATAAAAGAACCAAAGGCCCGCCGGGAGCCTATCCCGGCACTTTAATTGAAAGGGGGTGAATAGATGGAAAACGTTACGTTGAACGTGAGAGCGTTGGCGGCAATGAAAGGCGTAAGCATTACACGGCTTGCAGAGCTTTGCGGGATCAATCCCAACCACCTAAAACAGGTTAGTGCCGGGAATGTAAAAATGACCGCAGAAGACTTGCACAGCCTTGCAAAGTTTACCGGAATCCCGGCCGACAATATCCGCGCAGTGTAGCAATTTTATTTTGCTTAGAAGGTTAACAGTATGTTAACGGAAACAGAGATTCAAAAACTTATCAGCATTGTTTTAGAAGACATGAAAAAAGAAGCGGTTGCCGCCGCTTCAGAAGAAAGGAATGAAGAACATGAGAACACACACACGTTACAACACCCTACTAAACAAGAATAGCACACACGGCATCATTTTTGATTACACCGTTGGCGATGATTGGCAGACATATTGCGCCTATTTGTTCATTGCCATTCTTGGGGCTGTCATGGCATCGGTAGCCATTTACATGGCGGCCGTGTATCTGATTTGAAAGGAAGGAATTGAACAGATGGAAATGATATTGATTGCGCTTGTTATTGGCTTTGCAGGCGGCGCGCTTGGCGCATTGGTTGCGGTTGATACAAAAACCGCAGACATTACCACAACATTGAAAAGCCTGTATAAACTTCAGACCGATATTGAAAACCGCACTGAAAAGAATGAACAGCGCGCAAGCCTTCTAAATGATGCCGTTCGGATCATTGCACAGGAACAGGAAGCCAACCGGGCTAAATTCTTGGAAGGCTTCAATAACCTATGGTGCAAGGTGGATGCCATTGCACCGGCAAAGCAGGAAACACCCAAGCCGGAACCGGAACCAAAGCCAACCAAGGCAAAGGCAAAGAAAAAGCCGGAAGGTGAAAAACATGATTGACATGAACATGGATGCGCTGAAGGATGCGGCATATGCAAACACAAGCCCGGAATTTTACAAGGGTGAAGATGAACCGGAAACCGCGCTTGATGATGATTTAGAAGCTCTTGGCAACATTGTCCATAATGCTTGGATGCTTGCCTATCGGATCAAAGACACGCACAGAATTCGCCGCATTAATGGCGTAATAGATAAGCTTTGCGAAGCGGAAGAATTAATTGAAAACATACAGGGGGAAAAACATTAATGCCAAGTCTGAAATATTACGGCATTCGCGTTAACGAATGGACACCGGCAAGAAGTTGCGAATTGAACGCACGCGAAATGCGCCGGAAGGTTACAGAATTCAATGATCGTTATGGAATTGATGCAAACCACACTTATTACATTGTAAGCGGCATGCAGGGCTACAAACTTACCCGCAACCTTAAAGAAATCCGGGCACAGATTGAGCATGATGAACGGTTGGCCAAGCGTGAGCTTGAAACGGTTTCTAACCGCCGAAAGAACCTTGAACGCATGGAAAAGGCTCGCCGGTTCGGGAGATTGGTATGATTTGCCGCGCCAACGTTCAGAACGTGCCGGCATATGCAGAAAAACGCCGGTACATTGTGGCAACCCTGTGCGGCCGTGAATTGTGGTTTTGGGCGGCTTGGGATGATAAAGCCAAGGCACAGATTGCAATGGATAACTCAAATGATTCCACCCTTGTGATTTTAGAAAATGGAGAGCATGAACATGAATGATATTGAATACAGCAAAATGCATGGCGTACGGCGTTCGGATTTGTTCATCATTAAAAGATCGCCGGCGCATTACAAGTACCATATTGAACACCCGGAAGAACCCACGCCCGCGCTTATCTTTGGGCAGGCTTATCACAAGTGCGTACTTGAACCGGAAACCTTTTTTGAAGAATTCTTTATTCTGCCGGAAGTAAACAAGAGAACCAAAGAAGGCAGGGCCATTGTGGAAGCGTTACAGGCCGAAAATAAGGGCAAAACAGCCATTGACGGGGAAACATTCAGAACAATCATTGACATGCGCACAGCGCTTGAAAACAGCCCCGAAACAGCGCCCTATATTGATGCAATCAGAAGCGGAAAAGCGCGCACGGAAGTGCCGTTTGTTTGGGAAGATGATGAAACCGGCGAAGTGTGCAAATGTAAGGCCGATATGATCATTGATGAAACTGCGGAAATCATTGATTTAAAAAGCACGCTTTCCTGTGAGGATGGAGCATTTGAGAGAAGCTCTAAAAAATTCGGTTATGACTACCAAGCCGGATTCTATACGGAAGGCATTGATAAATGCACGCTTGAGAAACACACATTCAAATTCATTGCACAGGAGAAAACGCCGCCTTATGTGCCGCGTGTTTATCCGGCGGGCGAAGGCTTCATTGAAGACGGGCGCGCAGAATTTCACACACTTCTGCGGCGGCTTCATAGATGCAATGAAACAGGCGAATGGCCGGGATATGAAGAATGTGAACTGATTGGCGGGGGTTATTGATCATGAACGAATCTTTCTTTGATAAATACCCATCCTATCAAGATTATGCCAATAACTACCTTGGCGCTTGGAGCT